CGACAGCGACGACTACTTCGGCTTCGTCGAGGACACGCTGCGCATCAGCAAGCGCGTGGACGTCGGCGAGGACGACCCGATGTCCGCATCCGCCAAGGTCACGCAGAGACGCTCGCCGCCCGCCGCACCCGTCAGCCGCTCCGGCACTGGCACCGGCTCGCGCCCGAATGTTGTTCGCCTGACGAAGGCTGAAGCAGAAATCGCAAAAGACCTCGGCATGACCGAACAGGACTACGCCCGCAACAAGCTCCTTCTTCAGAAGGAAGGCCGCCTCTAATCGTTTAGGAGAGAAATTATGGCAAGCAAGTTCCAAAAGGCCGTCGCCCAGCGCACGGCTGCCGTCAAGCCCGCCAAGCCCGCCGAAGTCGAAGTCGTTGAGCGCCCCGCCCTGCGCCCCGAGATGCGTGAGGAAGACCCCCGCGCCCGTGCGGCTGCCCGCGTCGCGCAGTTGCGCGAGCACGTCGGCGACATGAGCGAGGGGACAGACGAGTTCTACGTGCCGCCCAGCCTCGTCCCGGACGGGTGGACGTATGAGTGGAAGCGCCACAAGATCTGGAACCAAGAGGACCCGGCCTACACGGTGCAGCTCGCGCGCGACGGCTGGGAGGAAGTCCCCCTGCACCGCAACGCCGCCCACGAGGCGATGATGCCGAGGAACTGGTCCGGCAACACCATTGAGCGCAAGGGCATGGTCCTGATGGAGCGCCCGACGGAGATCTGCAATGAGATCGCCCGCGCGGAACTCCGTCGCGCGCGCCAGCAGGTGCACATCAAGGAGAGCCAGCTCGCCGGGACGCCGGAGGGGACGATGTCTCGCGACAACGACCGCGTCCGCCCGAGCATCAAGAAGACCTTCGACATGCCGATCCCCGAGGATCTGTAGGGCCCATTCACCGCTTTTGCGGCGATTAAATTTTTCAATGGGGGCGCATTCGTGCGCCCCTTTACTTTACCATGCGGTCGGATGTATTATGGCGGCACGGGCGACTTTTGTTCGCCCAGCCCTCCCCGGCGTGAGGGCTTCATATTTTCCGGTTCCTAGTCGCCCCGGCGCGCGATGATTGGGACTTCCTGAAAAGGAGGCACCGTCATGGCGAATACTTTCGCTCCGAACGGTTTTCAGCAGTACAGCGGAACGGGCTCGCTCCCGACCTATGAACAGGTCGTCGCGTCCATTTCATCCAGCAACACCACAAACGTCTTCTTTGGCGACCCCGTCATTCAGGCGGCTGGCACGACCGGCATCGGCACCGGCTTCATCACGCAGGGTTACGGCCCCGTTGGTGTGACGGTTGGCGCGACGGCCATCAGCGTTACCGCTGCTGGTGTCATGACCGTGACCTTCTCGGCCCCCGTTGCCACTTCTGGCAACCTGCCGACCTCGCCTAACACTTGGGCTCCCCCGATTGGCACCACGATGCTTATCAGCGGGTCAACCGCGACCAGCGCCAACCTGAACGGCGTCTACTCGATCACCTCGTCCACGACCACCACCGCTGTCACCTCCTTCAATGGTAACACGACTGGTTCGACGCTGGCTTCGACGGCTTCGGGCACTGTCACGTTCATCGTCCCCATCGCTGGCATCTTCGCTGGCTGCAAGTACACCTCGACCTCGCAGAAGCGCACAGTCTGGTCCAACTACTGGCCCGGCTCTGACGCCACCGGCGACGTCACGGCGTACATCACGACCGACCCGAACGCCCAGTTCATCGTTCAGACCGCCAACTCGAACACGACCGCCACGGCAGTCGGGCTCGCGAACGTCGGTGAAAACATCAGCTTCGCGTATCTTGATAACTTCACCACTGGAACTGAGACCAATGGAAAGACTTCCACGGGCCTCTCGACCATGTTCGCTGACCAGTTCTCGCTGATCGCCAACTCTGCTTCTGGTGCGCAGTCAAACGCTTTTCTTCCCTTCCGCATCGTTTCTCTGGCGAACTACACCCCGGGCGCAGTCAGCCCCCTCGCCACGATTGACGGTAATGACAGCACTTCAGCGTATAACCGCATCGTCGTCGGGTTTAACAACTCGATGCCGCGCGGCTTCGTTGGCATCTAAGGAGTAAGGACCAATGGCTGTTAATCTCTCTGCCATCAAAGACCTTCTCCTTCCCGGTCTCCGGGGTGTCGAAGGTCAGTACGACCAGATCCCGTCGCAGTACGACAAGATCTTCACCAAGCACGACAGCAAGATGGCTCTTGAGCGCACTGCTGAAATGCGGTTCCTCGGCTACGCGCAACTTAAGCAGGAGGGCGGTCAGACCTCGTTTGACAACGCCGCTGGTGAGCGTTTCGTCTACAATCAGGAGCACACGGAAATCGGCCTCGGCTACGCGATCACTCGCAAGGCTGTGGACGACAACCTCTACAAGAGCCAGTTTGCCCCGTCGAACCTCGGCCTGACGCAGTCCTTCGCGCAGACCAAGGAAATCTACGGCGCGAACGTGCTCAACACCGCGACGACGTATAATGCGGCTGTCGGCGGTGACGGCGTGGCCCTTGTGTCAGCGTCCCACCCCATTGATGGCGGTGTGATCTCGAACTACGTCACGACTGACCTGAACGAGAGCACGCTGCTGAATGGCATGATCGCCATCCGCACGAGCTTCAAAGATCAGGCCGGTCTGAAGGTCTTCGCCCGTGGCCGTCGTCTGGTTATCCCGCCCGCCCTTGAGCCGGTCGCGATCCGCCTGACGAAGACCGAGCTGCGCCCCGGCACAGCCGATAATGACGTCAACGCGATTATGTCAACAGCCGGTGGCCTTCCTGAAGGCTACATGGTCAATGACTACCTCACGAACGCTCGTGCGTGGTTCCTGCTCACGAACATTGATGGCCTCGCGTACATGGAGCGCATCAAGTTTGAGACCGACCTCCAAGTCGATTTCACGACGGACAATCTGCTCGTGAAGGGCTACGAACGCTACAGCTTCGGCTACTACAACTGGCGCTCGATCTTTGGTGCGATCCCCACCTAATCGGCTGGGCGGGGCTTCGGCTCCGCCCTTTTTCTCTAGGTATCTCAGCCACATCGACCGGCCTAGCGGACACTGTGCAAGACGGTGTGGCAACTCGCACAGGAGGCTCTCATGAGCATCGTTACATTCACTGGCCCCATCAAGGCGGGTGACGTCCTGAACACGACCGGCACGACTGCCGGGACGATCAAGAACGTCGGCTTCGTCGTGATGACCCAAGTTGTTTCCGTCACGCAGGCGGGCACGACTTCCGCGACCGCGACCAGCATTGTTCTTCCGGCGTACAGCCACATCCTTCAAGTTCAGATGCTGACTTCGGTTGGCTGGAACGGTGCCGCGACCACCCTTAGCATCGGCACAGCCGCAGCCACGCCAGCCAATCTTGTCGCTGCAACCTCAATTGCCAACGTCGGCGTCACCGGGATGAACCCCGGAACGAGCGCGGCCCTTACGGCAAAGTGGTCGAACGTGGGCGCGTCTGACGTCATCATTTATGCGCTCTCAGCCAACGGTGGCGATGGCGTTGGTGAACTGGTTGTCCGTTACATTCAGGCTGAAAACGCCTAATAGGAGGTTCCAATGAAGGGTAATTCTGGCAAGCGCCAACCCATGTCCCACACCGCTTACTCGGGCGGCAACAGCAAAGTTGCCTCCGAGATGATGGAGGGCACGAACGGCTTCAAAAAGGGCGGCAAGGCTATGGGCAAGGCTCATGGCGGGTCTATGGACCACGCCGGTGGCTACGCCAAGGGCGGTAAGTCGATGGGCAAGGCCGAGGGGATGTTCTCCAAGGCCCACGCCGGTCGCAAGCCCCGCAAGGCTGGCGGCGGCGTCATGTCGTCCGCGTCGGGCTCGGGCACGCCCCGTGGCAAGGCTTCCAACTGCTGAGTAGTGGCCGAGTAAGCCTAAGTGCGGGGGCCACAGTGCCCCCGCATCACTATGAGGAGGCTTCAGATGTCTGGTGCTTGGACGCGCAAGGAGGGCAAGTCTCCCTCCGGCGGGCTGAACGACAAGGGCCGCGCGTCTCTCAAGGCGCAGGGCCACGATATTAAGCGCCCGCAGCCCGAAGGCGGCTCGCGCCAAGACAGTTTTTGCGCTAGAATGACCGGCATGAAGCGGAAGCTCACGGGCTCCGCGAAGGCCGCTGATCCGGACAGCCGGATCAATAAAGCCCTTCGGAAATGGGATTGCTGACATGGCAGAGAAGCCTTTTTGGGAAAAAGACGCACCCAAGGACGCCAAGGAGAAGAGCCTGAACCGCAAGCAGGTTCAGTCTGCCAAGGCAAAAGCCCGCGCCGCCGGTCGGCCCTACCCGAACTTGATCGACAACGTCGCCGCCGGGCGCGCGAAGGGGAAATAAGATGCAGCCGATTACAGCCACCGCCGGTCCACTCGCCACCGCGTCGGCCAACGCCATTTGCCTCTCCCAGACCCCCGCCGGGGCTGGGGCGATGACCCTGAATGGCGCACTCGTCGTGTCTGGCGTGGCCGTCATGGACAACCCCCGCCGTGTTTTGATCACACCGGCTGGCAGCGAGAGCGCGAAGACATTCACGATCACCGGCATTGGCGCGAACGGCAATACGGTGTCCGAAGTCCTTGCTGGTGTAAATAACCCGGCGACGGCCCAGTCCGTCCTCGACTACAAGACGGTGACCTCGATCACGATCAGCGCCGCCGCTGCGGGCGCGATCACGGTCGGCACGTCGGATGTGGGCGGGTCCAAGTGGGTTGTCTTTGACGCCTTCGCGCCCAGCATGATCTCAATCCAATGCAATGCCACCACCCCGATCAACTACACCGTGCAGACGACGCTGAACGACCCCTACGACCCGATCACGCCGGTCGCCCCGGCGAGTGTGGTCTGGGTCAGTTCGTCCGACACCGCCGTTGTCGGCGCGACGGCCACGCAACAGAGCAACTTCATGTTTGCGCCCGTCTACGCACGCATCCTGATCAACAGCGGCGCGGGCAGCGTAGCGGCGACCTTCCTGCAAAGCTCGAACGGGCCGAAATAAATGAGTGGGATCTCCATCGGGAACGGTCTCAGCAAAGGCGGCGGCCTGTCCATTGGCTCGGGCCTCGGCCTTGGTGGCGGCTTTTACTTTGGTGGATTTGGTGGCGGCGGTCCCACGGGCAACGGCCTCGTGTGGGGCGCTGGAAACTACCTTGTCTGGGGCACCGGCAACTTCTTGACTTGGGGTTAACACATGACGGACATCGACCTTAAAACCCTCCCGCAAGACAACAATCTGCCAGCAACGGGGTTCCTGTTTGGCGCGGACAGTCAGTCTGCTGGCAGTCCGTCCATGTACACCACGCAAGCTGTCGCCACGACGCTGCTGGGGTCTATGGTGCTGACGGGTGGTCCTGCACTGACGGCTGATGCTCCGGTCTTGAACCTGACGCAGACATGGAGCAATGTCGCGGTTACATTTAAAGGCGCGGTGCTCAACGTCACCGATACTACGTCGGCTGCGTTGTCGCGCTT